ACAAGGTTTATAAGCAAAAAGAGCTACTAGAAGACGCTATCCTAATCTATCGCGTACACCGTGCACCAGAACGTCGCGTATTCTTTATTGACGTCGGTACAATGCCACCTAATAAAGCATCGCAGTATCTAGAACGTATTCGCTACGAAGTTCAGCAAAAACGTATTCCTAGCCGCACAGGTGGCGGTGCTAATGTAGTTGATTCTACTTACAACCCGATGTCTATTCTGGAAGATTATTTCTTTGCAGTTACATCTGAAGGTCGCGGTTCTAAAGTTGAAGTATTACCCGGCGGTGAAAACTTAGGTGATATTGATGACTTGCGTTATTTCAATAACAAAATGCTTAGAGCACTGGGCGTACCTAGTTCTTATTTGCCTACTGGTCCAGAAGATGGGACAGCAGCACCAAGTGATGGTAAAGTAGGTACTGCATTTATTCAGGAATTTAGATTCTCGAAAGTAGTTACACGTTATCAGCAACAGATTATTGAACCACTCGATGATGAGTTTAAGCTATTCATTAAGCATCGCGGTATTACTATTGATAACAGCTTGTTTAACCTTAAGTTTACACCTGCACAATCATTTAGTGAATATCGTCAACTTGAGTTAGATTCTGCACGCATTAACACATTTACTGCATTAATGGATGTACCATTTATCTCTAAGAGGTTTGTATTAAAGACATACCTTGCTTGGACAGAAGAGCAAATGGCTGAAAACGAGCGTATGTGGAAAGAAGAACGTAGCAGACTTACTAAGACCTTTGCACCCGATCAGGGCGGCGGAGCCGGTAGTCCTACTTCCGGCTTATCTGATGTTGGTATTACTAGTTCCGGTATTGATGGCATGGCTCCTGAAGGAGATATGGGTGAAGAACCACCAGAGGGCGGTGGCGGCGTATCTGATACCGAAGTGGATAATTTTGGCGGACAATAAATGCGATTATACGATATTAAGATAGATGAAGCGTTTGATAGTGAAGTACATGGTAATGTAGTTAGGGCTACCAATGATTTGTTTACTACATCGGCAACTATCGGAAATCGTAAAATAGTGTTTAATGCATCGGGATATAATCGCGGCTACGACGATGACGACCGAAGCAATGTAGTGTGGGAAATAGAGTTTACGGAAAAAACACCCGGCAATTCTACATATGGTAAGACCGGGTCTGGCAATGAAATGCAGGTATTTTCGTTTGTTATTAATTCTGTTAAGGAGTTAGTGGCAAGGTATAATCCAGCCGAAATAGAATTCGGCTCGGCTAAGGAAGATGGAAACAGATCTGCATTGTACACTAGGTTAGTAAATAGAATAAAAATACCAGGCTATCATGTTGCTAACACAGTACAGGATACATACACCGATCTATATCGCATTGTAAGGGATAAATAAGAATATGAGAGCAAAAGAAATGTTAGTGGAGTTTTACGACCCAGCATCCGATGAATTAGGTATAGCCCACATGGACGATACTCGCCGCCCTCGCCTGACTATGCTTCATTTACAAAAGTTGCGTAAATCACGCGATATCGAAAAATACGAAACTGCTCAACATATTAATTTTCTTCCAGATATGTACGGTGTATCTGCAGAACAAGGTGGCGGCGACATGGGCGGCTTAGGCGGTCTATAAAGTAGTAGTTTATACCGACTCGGTCACTACTAAATAACTCTAACACTACACAATTTCAAATAATGGCGTCTTTTATAGCCATTTCCCACCACATTCCCCATCTCTGAGTTAAATACCTAGAATACCATTGTTAATGGTTAACGAATTTTTAATTAATCAAGGAGATTAGGCATGTCACAACAACAAAAGCTTGAACAAGTATTGGATCTTTTATTATCAGAAGGTACTGACCAAGCAGCAGAAATTCTCCACCAAATTATCGTAGAAAAAGCAAGAACTATCTATGAAAGCATCGTCGACGAAGAGTCTGACGCTGAAGACGAAGATAAAGAAACTGTTGAAGAAAGCGATGAAGTTGGCGGCGAACCAAGTAAAGATTTTACAGATGAAATTTCTTCCGACGAAGAAGAGATCTCCTCCGACGAAGAATCCGACGGCGAAGCTGAGGGCGACGACGAAGATGCTGAGGGCGATGACGAAGAAGGTGCTGAAGATGAATTCGGCGGCGAAGATGACGGAATGGGCGAAGGCTCCACAGAAGATCGCGTTGAAGACTTAGAGTCACAACTTGCTGAACTTCGCGCAGAATTCGACGCACTTATGGGCGAAGAAATGCAAGAACCAAATCACGCTGATTTAGGCGATGAATTCGGTGGCGAAGAAGATTTCGGTGGCGAAGAAGATTTCGGCGACGATGAAATGGGTGGTGCAGAAGGTGGCGCTCCAAGTTTCGGTGGTGACGAACAAGTAGTAGGCGAAGTTGTCGCTACAATGTACGAAAAGAAAAAGGCTGCTAAGTTAGAAGTTGCAAAACAAGCTAAGAAAGGCGACCTAAAGAAGAAAGGCGAAAAGAAGGTTGACGAAGAAACTAAGTTCTTGAACAAAGTTGCTGATACAGGTCAAAAAGGTACTGCTAAGTTAGTTGGTACTGGTAAAGACACACCTTTAGGCGCAGAACAAAACAAGTCCCCATACACATCTATTCCTGCACGTAAGGACTACGGTGGAAAGCCAACTAAAATTGGTGGCAACGGCGGAACAGGCGGCGAGTACGGCAAATACAACGGTGACTCCGCAGCTAACAAGACAATGACAGACAATGTAGGCATCAAGCCTAAGAACTCCGGTGTTAAAGCTGACACTACTGCTAAGTTTACTGGCGGTAAGGTAGCAGGCGACGGTTTTTCTAAGTCCCCATTATCTAAAAAGCCAAGCTAAGGATTAGTGGCTAATATGTCAAATAAACTGTACGAGTTCTTATCATTTGATAAGGCACACGTTCAACTTCTTGAAGAAGATAACAAGCTTGGCGGTAAAGATCTTTGCATGAAAGGGATCTTTATCCAGGGCGACGTTAGGAATCAAAACCAGCGTGTGTATCCAATGAGAGAGATTGCGAAAGCAGTTAATAGTATTACTGAAAAGTTAAGTGGCGGACAATCAGTTATGGGAGAGCTTGACCACCCGGAAGAGCTTTCGATTAACCTTGACCGCGTTAGTCACCTTATCACAGAAATGTGGATGGAAGGTGCAGATGGATACGGTAAGCTGAAAATTATCCCAACTCCGATGGGCAACATTATTAAGACATTGTTGCAGTCGGGTGCAAAGTTAGGTGTTTCATCCCGTGGTTCCGGAAATGTAGGTGATGACGGTTCTGTTTCGGATTTCGAAATTGTAACTGTTGACATCGTTGCACAACCAAGTGCTCCAAATGCATATCCGAGAACAGTATATGAAAGTCTTATGAACATGAAAGGTGGCTCAAGAATAGTGACAACCGCAAGGGAAGCATTAACTGAAGCCGCTGCACAGAAACAGCTTGTCAAAGACATTCAGAGATTTATTCAAGAGTTAAAATATTAGGAGAACTCAAGATGGCAAAAAAATTAGATGAGCTCTTGAGTGAAAGCGTTGGATTATCCGAAGATACCAGAAGCCAGATCGTTGGTCTATGGGAAGCTAAGATTGCTGAAGCTCGTGAAGAAGTTGCGTCGACACTCCGTGAGGAATTCGCTCGTAAATTCGAACATGACAAAGGCGTTTTAGTTGAATCTATGGATAGGTTCTTAACTGATCAAGTCCGCGTTGAACTCGAAGAATTCGCCGAAGACAAGAGAAAACTTGTTGCAGAACGTATTGCTTACAAGAGCAAAGTCGTTGAACACACAGGAATGCTAAACAAATTCATTACAGAATCTGTAGCAAAGGAAATGAAAGAGTTTTATGCCGAAAAGAAGGCTATGAAGGAAAACTTCGCAAAACTTGAAAACTTTCTTTTGAAGCAACTTGCTGAAGAAATCCGTGAATTCCGTCAAGACAAGAAGTCCTTAGTTGAACAGAAAGTCAAGATGGTCACAGAAGGTAAGCAGAAGCTACAGGAGACAAAGGCACAATTCATCAAGCGTGCTGCTCAGATTATCGAGTCTAACATTGAAAAGACTCTACGTACAGAAATCACACAATTCAAGGATGACATTCGTGTTGCCCGCGAGAATGATTTCGGCCGTAAGATATTCGAAAGCGTAGCTGCTGAATTTATGACTTCGTACCTAAATGAAGGTACTGAGATCAGAAAGATGCAAAAAATGATGGAATCTAAAAACAACGAAATGAAGGCTTTACAGGAAACTGTTAAAAAGAGCAAGACTTTAGTTGAGTCAATGGATTCTAAGTTAAAGGCATCCCAAGACTTAGTCGAAAGACAGAAGGTTATGAATGAGTTACTTGCTCCATTGTCGAAAGACAAGCAAGGGGTAATGAAAGAATTGCTTGAATCGGTTCAGACAAAGAATTTGCAAGGTTCGTACAATAAGTATTTGCCAAGCGTTCTAAATGAAGCTGAAACACGTAAACCTGCGTCGTCAAAGACACAGTTGAATGAAGCAACATTGTCAGCCAAAACAGGTGACAGAGCGAGGGTCGCTCAAACTGAAGAGTCGGAATACACTTCAGATATGAAAAAGATTTTGTCCTTAGCCGGCATTAAAAAGTAAATAGGAGAATATAATGGCAACAAAGCTATTTGAATCAAACTGGGGCGCTACAAAAGAAGCCCTTTTAGAAGGCCTTTCGGGAACCCGTCGTCAATCCATGGACGTAGTGTTTGAAAACACTCGTAGATACTTGGCTGAATCGGCAACTGCAGGTGCTACACAAGCGGGTAATATCGCTGTACTTAACAAGGTAATGTTACCGTTGATCCGTCGTGTTATGCCGACAGTTATCGCTAACGAAATCATGGGTGTTCAGCCTATGACTGGCCCTGTTGGTCAAATCCACACATTGCGCGTTCGTTATGCGAACACAGCAGCTGGTGTTACAGCCGGTACTGAAGCACTTGGTCCATTCGAAATTGCTAAGGCATATTCGGGTAACGAAGTTCAAGCAGATCCAGCAGCAGCATCTACAGCACGTTTAGAAGGCGTACCTGGTAACAAACTAAGCATCCAAATCTTGAAAGAGACAGTGGAAGCTAAGACACGTAAGTTATCCGCACGTTGGACATTCGAAGCTGCTCAAGACGCTAACGCGATCCACGGCATCGACATCGAAGCTGAAATCATGCAAGCTCTTGCACAAGAAATCACAGTTGAAATCGACCAGGAAATGTTGTACAAGTTGTCCAGCTTAGTTCCAGTTGCTCCAACTACATTCAATCAAGCTGCCGTTTCCGGCACAGCTACATATGTTGGTGACGAAATGGCTGCTCTTGCAGTTATGATCAACCAACAAGCTAACTTGATCGCAGCACGTACACGTCGTGGTGCAGCTAACTGGGCAGTTGTTTCGCCAACAGCGTTGACAATTCTTCAGTCTGCTACAACATCTTCGTTTGCACGTACTACAGAAGGTACATTCGAAGCACCTACAAACACAAAGTTTGTTGGTACATT